TGCTCTTCTTAGAGAGTCCCTGGTTGCGTTGCAACACATACAGAATTTTTATGTCTGGGTGTTGTTGGCTAATTAGTACAGCTTTCTTCCTGTCAGCTCCTGTCCACAGTCCCTTGGTTTCAATGTACACGTTATTAGTAACAGTGAAGTCTGGTGTGTATGTGTGGTTGCTTGCAGGGATTACGTACTTAATCTTGCTTGCTTCGTAGGGTAAGTTCCAGCCTTGTGCTTCGCACTCTGCTTGAAACCTTGTCTCCAGTCCACTGCGGTAGCCTGAAGGGTTGTGTCGTTTAGGTCTTGGCATTACGTTCCTCTCGTACCATCATCCAAAGGTCTGCCCACCTAAAACAATTCTCTATAAGTTCTCTAGGAGTAATTATTCCCTCATCTATAGCTTTAACCATAGAAGGCATAACAGCGTACTCACCTAGCATAGCTATTGACACATACTCTTTCATAGTCATGTGCTGCATGTTTGGGTCTTTGGTCATTGTTGTTCCTTCGCTGCTTGGGGCAGCTCAGTTGTGGGTGGTGTGTATTTGTCGTTTGGTTGTTGCCAGATGTACAGCAGTTGTAGGTTGAGGTGATAGCGTTCATCATCGTTATAGAGTTCACGGCACTTCTCGTACCACTCTTCTTCAGTCTCAAGCTCTGCTAGAGCCTTAGCTGCCTTTACTGGGCCAATGCCAGCTACCCCGATGATGTTGTCACTCTTGTCACCAATCAAACTCTGAAGATAAAGAAACTTCTTACCTTGGTCTGGAGTAACTTCCTGTGCTTCTTTCTTAACAAAGTTGTAGTGCCTGCCAGGTATCTGAAGCAAATCTTTGTCGATAGAACAGATCACTGTAGACATACCAACCTTATCCTGATCCACACCCATCTGATCGTCAGCTTCCCAACCATTGCAAATGATTGCTTTGTGTTGTGTTACTAGGAACTCTCGGATAGCTTGCCAGTGTTCTGGTCGTTCATCTGGTCGATGAGCTTTGTATGTAGGTGTTAACTCCCTACGAAAGTTACCTGTACCCGTTAGGTATACCTGGTAAGAAGTAGCCCCAACATCCTCAAGAATGTCTTGCAACATCTTGTCTGCTCTTGATTGAGCTACCCATTGTTCGTCACCGATAGCACTACAAGCACTGCGGAATACAACTATGTCTCCGTCCACCAAAGCTTTCATGTAAACCTCCTATGTTTGTTTAAATACTTAATTGCTGATTTCATTTTGTTAATGTCTTCATGGAAATGGCCTAGACCTCTATTGCAATTTGTGCAAAGAAAATCTCTTATTTTTCCTGTCGTATGGTTGTGATCTAAATGGACGTTTGGGTCTCCTTTTTTTAAAAGTTTGTTGCAAATTGCACAAGTTTTTTGAGCTTGTCTTTTAGACAAATACTCTTGTTCTGTTAAACCATACTTTGTTTTGTAGTAAGACATCTTCTTTTTATAAGCGTAGTCTTTGTCTACTAACATTCTTTCGTTATGATTTTTTCTAGAATTTACACAAGCACACTCTTTACAGTAATAAGCACATCCGTGCCGATGCTTGTAGCCTCCTATGTGAAATTCTGAAAACAACTTATGTTGTTTGCATTTAGAACATTGAGCAGTGGTGTCAGTTACTAGTAACTTTGCAGTGAATTGATTTGGCATAGAACCCTCCTGCACTATATTTTATATTAGTACCGTCTATTAACGCTCTCATATTAACTCCTGACGTTTACGTCCTGGTTTAGCTTTAGGTGTACCATCTTTTCTAAAACCATACTTACTTACCTTCAGCAAGATTTGTTCATAACGATCTAAACGTGTTGTTAAATCTTCAAGAATGTCTGCTTGCAAACTACTACGCCTCTGCAAAAAATCTACTTCACTCTGAAGACTTTGCAGTGCTTCATAAATTTTCTCTTTATCTTTTTTCCAAAAGAACATTTCTATCTCCTTAAAAGGTGAGGGCCTCGATTTGGTCTTCAACTAGGTAGGGCAGAAAGCCAGAAAATTCCCTACGTTGACATCCTCGAATGCTGGCTTAACAGCCCTCGTAATCGTTTATGTTCCACGTGAAACATCTACAGCAAAAAAGGCCAGTGGTGTTACCCACTGACCAATCCCTGCAAAGGAATACTTTTACTCTTCAACAGCCGATTCAGCTTGTGCTTCAGCCATGTCAATGTCACCTGCGGTGTATGCCTCAAATGTACGAGCAAATCCAATGACCATGTTTAAAGTCGTTGCATCCAACTCAAAAGGCTTACCACCACGTGCAGCGATAAAGATGTCAGTAGCACGAGCTAATGCGTTCTGACGAACGATAGCACGATCTCCATGCAAAGGGGGGATAGGGAAAACCTTCTCCTTAAAACCACCAAAGGCTTTAGCTGGAGGTGTAGCAGTGCTACTAGTAACAACTGCTGCTGGTGCTCCTGCACCTTTACGGATGATGTTAACGGCTTTAGTTTCCATGCCGTATGTACCTGTGTTGCCATCGAACTCAACCTCATCACCTACGGATGCGTTGTGATTCTTAAAGCCACATTTGACCCAGTTGCCATTGACCTTCATTGAGAAGGTTGGCTTCAAGCCAAATTTAGTGTTTACATCTTTTGTGGAAACTTGTTCCACGATACCTGTCATCATTGTCATATCAAAGTTCTTTCATTTCATACCAGTTAATACCCACTGATGCACCTGCGTTGAGCTTCAGTGCCAGGGGCTTTCCAAAAGTCCGTTCAAAGTGAACGTGTGTGTTTTTCAATAGATCGGACATCTCCTTTATAAACGAATCAGCTGACGACAGCTTTACATCAAACATCAGAGAGTCATGGATGGTGTTAACCATACGCACATCCTCTCTGTCCTTTAGCATACGGAACATAATGCCCAACATCATGGGAACAATGTCACCAGTAGCTAAACCTTGTACAGGATAGTTCTTCAACTCAGTTGGACTGAAGTTGTAAGTCCGTGTAGACCACGTACTATCGCTGTGATACTCCTTGAAAGCAAACTTCCTGCCAGTCTCTGTGTCATACACAAAGGTCTTAACTTTCTCTAAGAATCCTTCGTCATTGAGTTCGTACTTGCCTAGCTTGTTAGCAACATCAGCAAACTCACTGTGCCACTTACCGACAGAAGGGTAGCGAGTATAGAACACGTCAACAAACTTCTTAGCCTCGTCAAGGCTACAACCAGCAGACTTTGCAATAGCCTTAGCACCTGCACCATAGATAAGTTGGAACGTTCTAGCTTTGAATGGCTTACGTTCTTCCTTGGTAGGCTTACGACCAAACATAGCGTTGTACAACTCAGAGTGAATGTCAGCACCACTAGAGATGTCATGTATCAGTTGCAAGTCTTTAGTGACGTGAGCAAGAGCAACAACCTCAAGCTGATTGAAGTCCATCTCAACAATCACACCATTCTCAAACCTTGATGTAAAGATTTGTTTGATAGGGTTGTTAGAGATGTTCTGCAAGTTAGGACTGGTTGAAGACAAACGACCTGTAACAGTTGCTGTGTGATTTAACTTGCCATGAATGAAGTCACCGATGATGTGCTTGCTTAAGCCTTGCACATATGTTGATAGCTGCTTAGACAACTCACGATACTTTAACAAGCCTTCGATAATTGCAATGGCTTTAGTGTCAAACGTATGCTTGAGCATGTCAGTCAACACAGAGTCATCAACAGACACTTGACCTGTCTTCTCAGACACCTTGTCAGGATCAGGAACATACTTAATGAATGGCAACAGCTTGATCTCTTTATCCATCAGCTTAGTCTTGACCTTGCCATTCTTGTAGAAGCCAACCTCTTCCTTTACCTTGACCTTCTTAGTTCCACCGAAGAAAAACTGTGACCACTGCTTAGGGCTGTTAATGTCATCTACGTATCCTTCAGCTAACTCCTCAAGGTTAAGCTTGACTTCAACGTATTCGTTAACAACTTCAAGTGTGTACTTGTCTAGAGCTGGTCGATCAATGTGTAGACCATTGAACTGCATCTCTGTAGTTGCATGGAGAGCTTCCATTTGAGTCAGGATCAATGTAAGTTGACCTTGAATTACTGCACGCTCCCATTGCTTCCTAGCAATCTGCATGGTATTAGTAACATCTTGCTCCAGGTATGGGATCAGTTCTTCCTTTGGAATCTTGTCAGAACCTAAGCCAGCTTGGAAATACTTTTTGATAGTGTCATCCTTAACTGGCAATCCATACTTGATAGACAACTCATCAAGGCTAGACCACTTGGTTTGTTGAGCACTTAAGATGTACTCAGCTAACTGTGTGTCCCAGATTTTGAATTGCTGTATGCACTTCTTAAGCCTAGGATTCTTGTACAAGTACATCAAATCAAACGCTAGGTTGTGCCCACAAAACACCATCTCAGGTGTACATGCTTCTACAAGAGCTTCAAACACTGCTTCAGTGTATGTAGTCTGTGGCTCATAGTACGGCACATCTTTCATAATGCCCCAAGCAACAACTCTGTTGTCGGGGTGCATAGGGTGAGCTAGTCCCACATCTTCATTGGCATTGAGAGTTGTCTCAACGTCAATAGCTACGAATGTTGGCATCGTGGTCATGGTTTTCCACGGTCCTTTCTTGGTTAAAACGGTAATGTCTTTTCAACGTACTCTTTGCCATACAAGATAGCTTGGAATACAGTGACTCTTTCAATCTTAAACATCAGGTTCAAGGACTTGCATACGTGTGTTGCAAGCATGAACTTCTCAAAGAACTCCTCATTGTCAGTGATAATAAAATTCATTGTTCCACTTCGCAGTGAGACAAACTCTTTGGGATAGGTGCTATCTATAGAACCATCCCGTGTAAAGCCTATTTCGATACAGTCACCAATCAAAGTTTCTATATCGTCTGTAAGCAACAACACATCCTCGTCTGTGTCTGTAGGAGCTGGTGAGCAAGTTACTCTGCTGCCAACGTATTCCATTTTCACAACCTTATCTAAAAACGGATTCATAGCAAGCTCTCCTTTTACTTTAGCGTACTCGTCGTAATCCAAAGACCCAAAGATAGCGTCATACTCTTTTGCAATCTTTGCATCAACAGCTTTACGCTCCTCATCTGTAGTAGTACTAGACAGTCCAAAGATTCCTCTAGGGTCTGTCCAACCTGCTTTGTAGTACTCACTTGCCACTTCTTTCTCCTTAAATGAGCCGTTCACATAAGCATAGTTATTCCACTCTTCAGATGTGAACATGTACATTTTTCTGTTGATCCCTTTACCAACAGTCATTACATGAGTGTCAGTAATTGGATCGTAGGTACTAGGCCACATAAGCCTAATGTCTTGAGCCATATCACTCGTACCTAGCCCTGATAGGGTCGATAGTTACAAGATACTGACCATGACGCTCAGACTCCATTTGTTTAGAACCACCACCAGGTAGTTTGTTCTTAGGAACATTGATTGTCCTAATCATCTCTTCCTCTGGTGACTTGGGTTCTTTGTACTTACCGATTGTGATTACTACGTCTGCTTCACCTGGCTTGTCAGTCTTCGATCCACGAAGAGCATCTAAACCAATAAACGGAGGGTCTTTCAACTCCACTGCACCAGCAGACAACTGTGATGCTGCAATAACTGGGCCATACGTTCTAGCAAGTTCACGTG